TAAGTAAATTATTAACGACTTACCTGAAGCCGTTGGTGATAACATTAATGCTCGTCTATTTCTTACTGCATATGTAAATGCATCTAATTGATAATCTCGTTTATCAAACTTATCTGGTATATTTAAACTATCTCTAAAATCAGCTGCTTCTTTAAGTGAGAATTCTTCTGAGGCAAAATTGTCACTATATTCTATTTCGTAACCACGTGACTTACCAAACTCATTAAGTTGGTGATTGAGACCACCATAAAGAGTACATGACATAACATTGAATAAACGAATTTTACCGTCCCACACTTTATTTCTGTAGGCCGGCATAAATTTAGCTCCCGGAATATCAAATGTAAAGTACTCATTCAATTCATAAGCAATGCCTGGATCACATATAATCTTATTGTGTACTTCGTCAACTTTGTTGACTTTAATTATTTCCATTATGCTCCCATAGTAAACTTAAACCAATCAATAGCGGCTTTAATTTGAAATCCCCTATTAGTTAAACTTTTAATGATTGATTCTAGAAGTTCTACCTTCTCTTGTTGTAATCCAATCTTAAGTGAGAGATTAATAATATCTTGATCACCTTCCATATAAGACGGAATATCAGCTTTTAATACCATACCACGTGGTGGTAGTCTCCACTCTTTTGGAGTATCTTCATTGGGTCCCATAGTATAGAATTCATACTTAGCAAGTTTTAGTTGTTTCATTTCAGATTCATACTTACGAAGAAGCATTTTTTCTGATGAATAAACTTGAAAATACTTATGATGAAGCTTGGGAATCTTAAGAGACTCATCACCAAGTTCAGTTTTATCAATATCAGAATCTTTTTTCCACTCGTCGTAGATTGCTTCTAACTTCATGTATCCCCACAAACTAATAATATACTATACACCAAAATTCATTAAAAGTCAAATAATTCTTGAAATTGTGTATTCGGTATAGATAAAAGTAGCTGAGCATGTTATATATTGAACATCTATATTAGTAGAATCAAACACTACATCCCCTAGCTGTGTAGGAAATGCATCTTGAAATACTATTTCATAATTAGGATTCTTTGCTGAATTAAGAGCAATAAGTGATATATCAGACACATCACCCAAACCTGTATAATTTGGATTAGCATCGATGGCTGCTCTTTGACTATAATTATCAGGAAAACCTAATGCTATAATCCAATTATAAAGTTCCATATAGTTCTGAAAATCCTCATCAACTTTAAATTCAATGTTAAATTCACCAAATTTAACATGTGAAAACTGAGAGGGAATTGGAACAAATTGTGTAGGGATATTAATACTACCTAGACTTAATGATGGTATATTTACCTTCTGTAAGAAGAAGTTAACATTAGGTGCTCTCTTAATAGAGAACTGGAAGTTTAGTGGACTTAAAAAGTTTCTATTACTTGGGGTATTATCAATAGCGGTCATTAATGTCTCCTTAGTAGTTATTTATTATCAGTCGTACAGAAACATTATAACAATGCATAGAATAAAAGTCAACAAAAAATGGGGAGCCGAAGCCCCCCATTAAGTCGAGTCCGATTATCTCGGATCTTATAATCTTACATCAAGTTATTGACGATAACACGACGATAGTACTTGTTAGTATTCAATACCAACTCACCATAGCCTGTGTTTGTGCCTTCAGCAAATGGGTTTGCAACCATTCCGTAACGAGTCTTGAAGCCAATCTTTGGTTGGAATGACTGTTGATCTACTGCACGAACCATTTGGAGCGGAACGTATGGGCAGTAGAACAAGCCAGCATCAAAAGAAGATGAGCCTTTGTAACCAACTGTTAGATAGTTACCACCGATCGCGTATGGATCAATGTAAACACGGAGGCGACCATTGAGAACACCAGCAAATGTATTGCCTGTATCATCAACTTGGAGGTTGTTTGAGTTAAGAGCAGGAGCATAGTCGAGAACACCAGCCATTTGCAATGCAGATGCAACATCTGAAGAGCAAATTACGATGTTACCCTTGCCTCTACGGGTTTGTTTTGCGATTTGGTTAGCTTCGCGCTCGAGCTGGAACATAAGACCTTTGAACTTTTCAACTGACCAACGACCATTGGAATCAGTATCAAGATCGAACACGCCAGCAGTTGTGACGTTGTCTTGTGCGCCTGGAACGGCAGTGATGTTGATTGTACGAACAACTTCGCGGTTGATTTCGGCGAGAATTTCAGCAGACAAGATGTTTGCTAATTCTGTCTCAGCGTCAAGACCATGAATTGCTTTCAAGTCTTGTGCCAATTCCATTGTGTATTCTGCCTTGAGAGCACGTGACTTTGCAGTTACAGTTACTTTCTCAATTGAGAATGCCATTTGGTTGAAATCGCCAGCACCAGAAGCAGTTGTACCAAGTTGTTCTGCAGTTGATGTTGACATACCAATGCCAGTGTCGTATTGTGTAACAGCTGTCATTGGAGATGTGTTTGTAGCACCTGGAATTGTACCAGTGAATGGTGAAGGACCAAACGAGTTGTTTGACTGACCGATACCAACAGAGTTTGTTGTAACGTTTGATACAACAGTTGAGAATGCTGTATTTACTTCGTTATAGAATGTTTCATTGGTGTTATTGCCACCGAATGAAGAACCTGAAGTACCGTTACCTTGGTTATTGTACTTGGAACGCATTGCGAAGATCAAGCCTGTAGGACCTGTCATTGGCTGAACGCCGCAGATGTCATAAGCAATGAGGTTAGGCATTGCACGACGAACGAGTGAGATCAACACAGGATCGAATGTGTCGATACCACCAGCGCCAGCTGTGGATGAAGAACCACCCATAGCGTTAACAGCTGCGGATGCAATACCTGAATTTTCTGTCAATGTTTGGTATTGACCATGAGCTGCAGCTTCTGAAAGTGCACGCTCTGTGTTTTCTAGAACAACCGCAGTAACTGAACGACGGTTTTGGTCCTTAATAGCGCCTAGATCAGCATGATCTAAAATAGGCGCCCATTTTCTTTGGATTTCCTCAGCTATGTACATTTATTGTCTCCTTTTATTGTACGTAGGATTGTTTATTATTTATTATAATTACTTCTTTAATGATCTTGAGATAGCTTGTGCATAACGAGCCATTGATGGATCCATAGAAACAGTTGTTTCTACTTCACCTTCGAAAGTTTCTTCAGTAATATTTGTCTCTACTGGAGCTTTCTTTTCTGTTGTGAAGTATTTTTCCTTGATGATTGAAAGCTTATTTGCATAAACTTCTAAATCACCATCAAAGTCAATAGCTTCTGAGAGAGCCTTAAACTTCTCTTGCTGTGTGAGAGCAAGGTCGTCAAGGAAAGACTCAAATACCGCCTTCTTTTCTGAATCGGCTACAGCTTCTTTAAGAGCTGCTGATTCAGAAATTTGTTCATTAAGAGCGTCTTCAAGTTCTTCAACTTTAGCTGCAAGAGATTCAATAACATTAACTTTCTCTTGTGGCACGTCAATGTAGTGTTCAGCGAACAAGTTCTTTAAACCGTCCATGAACTCTTCCATAACTTCGTTACGTAATGTTGATTCAATAGCAACAGCATTTTCTTCCATCCATTGCTCAACAACATAGTCAAGATATGCATCAACCTTAATTGTAAGTTCTTCATTGATTTCAGCAACAGCTTCTGTCAATTTTGTTTCAAACTCTTCTTCAAGGCGAGCTGTTTCTGTAATAATACGAGCTGTAACAGCTGCTTCAAATAATGTTGAAGCCTTATCTTTAAATTCTTCTGAGAGATCTGAACCAGCAAATAGATCCTCAACATCTTCCTTAACACCTAATTTAGGCATTGGCATTTTTGTCTTTGGACCAGTTGAAGATACTGCGTCAGAAGCATGCATGTCGATTGAAGATTGATTATGACCAAACTTATCACCAACACCATGATCTTTATTAGGACCATAAAGATTCATAACCTTATGGAAAAAATCAACCATGTCGTGCTTTTCCATAGAAGCCATAGCACCAAGAACATGAGTCATGTACTCTAGCTTTGATTTTGGGTCATCCTTTACTGGACGAGCTGCTGGATGAAGGGAGTCTTGGGCAAGCGTGCCTTCGTCAATTCCTTCGTTTTCTATTTTATTTGTCATTTAAGGTCTCCCTGTGAAACTTTACAATTATTTATATCTTTAGAGTTTTAATGTAAGAGAATTGATATAATTCTCATAGATAGCAAACTTGTTCTCTTCAAGCTGATCCATAGTCATTTTATGCATCGCTTTCTTCATGTTATCGAGTTTCTCTTCACGCCATGTATCTTTAACAGCGTCGTAAACCCATTCAACGC